TGCCGGATAAGCTCCGGCGGTTAGTTGTTAGTTAATCAACGTATGCGCCTGTAATTCGTGGCAACCTTCCACAATACTGCCCACCCCATTGCCGAGTTGTTCCGTTGTATGTGTCCCAGCCTAAACATCCATTTAAAAGAGATGGATTGCTAAAAGCGTCCTGTAAATTATACTGAATGCGGTTTGACCAGTGATGTTTTGTTCCGCCTAAGAATATCCACGTTGAAGAAAAATCTTTTAAACCGTTAGCCTTTATATGCCCTTGTTTATTGACGCTGTAATGTTCTCCTCTAAAGGTAAAATTTAACGTTTTCATTTTGTCGCCTCCTTTTTTTAGTTTTTGCCGGATAAGCTCCGGCGGGCTGTGTTATGCCAGATTGCCGTTTCCGTCAAATTCATAGTCATTAGCCTTAATTGTTTCAATAATCGCCGCTTCGCTAGTGAGATATTCATATTCCTTCTGGAGTATTATGCGATAATCATCCAATAAGCTTTTTAAAAATTCTTGTTCCAGTTCATCAATTTCATCTTCTGGACAATCCTCAATGTCTTCATATTTTCCCGTCAATGCCTCAAGGTCATTCAAAAAGCTTTTCGCCGTTTTGTATGTTTCGGTTTTATTGCCATGGATTTTAATAATTTCCTCAGCTATTTCAGGAAGTGATATTAACGCCTCGCCATCGCAATATGCCCCCCTATCAATATCAAAACCTGTAATTTTTAATCCGATTTGTTCCGCATCTTCATAAACAGGCGTCCACCAGCCATAATAAGCATTAATGTCGTAAAGATTTTCAATCGCCTTTTCTCTAACATCTTCCGGCAATTCTTCAAATTTGTAAAGCGTTCTTGTGGTCGTCTCTGTTCTCATGGTTATTATCCTCCTCTTTTTATTTTAAGCCTTGACGGGCTTTCGCCCGTTTCGTCCTTCAGGACTCGTCAGAAGGCTAGTTTCCATCAAATTCTGGCGCAAGTATGCCATAACCGCCCCAGTCGGTATCAATTCTTTTTTCTGCCTTACTATTGTATCCGGCAGTCCAATTGTCATCAATTTTTAAAGCGTATCCCCTGGCATCGCCATTGACGAAAACTGGGATGCCTTTTCTTGTGTAGTTCAAAATCTTGTCAACGGCTTTTAATATCGGTTCGCATTTTTCGTCAAAATTATCAGTAGTTACGCCATTTACTCCATTGCAGTAATCTTCAGCAAGTTTATGCGCCTTAACTTCTAAACTGTGCAATTTTTTAGCAAGTTTCACATTATCCAGGCCGGTTTCAAAAATGGCGTTTAGGTTTGCGCCGTGATTCTCAATTTGTTTATACATTCTTTCTTTTTTATTCATTTTTCTTTCCTCCTCTTTTTATTTTTCCGCAATCGCGGTTATAATAGCGTGCCGGATAAGCTCCGGCGGGCTTTGTTAGGATAATAAAACAACCTTTTCTTCGCATTCTTTTATTGTAATCCAGTCAGTTTGAAACCAGCTTTTTGAATTATGGCTCCAGTCCTTATTCCAAAAAGAATAAACAAAGCCTACTTCTTTAGCTGTTCCATTATCATCATCAACATATATCTTTCTTTTCCTGTTTGGTAATTTGCCATAACGTTCAATTAGTTTTGTTTTAACATCTTCCAGCGTTTTCACCGTAATAACATCTCGATTAAACATGCCGTAAGACCGGTCATTTTCAATATCATCCGGTCTATTACGTGCCGTTTCGTCAATAATAATTTTGTAATACATTGTTTTCATGTTTTGTCGCCTCCTCTTTTTTATTATTATTTAATACACTATTTGTGCCAAGTTGAAAATAACATTATAATTTATAAGTCATTGAATTAATACGTGGTTATATTCACAAGCGCAGTGTTGATTTTCGCTGATTTTTGGCAGGTGCGTAAAGAATTACACACCCAGAAAACAAGCGCAATGATTTTAATTAGTTGCGGTGCGTAGAAGATTACGCAGTGTGTAAAATATTATGCAGTTATGTGCGTATAATTTAAAAATAAATATCACTAGCAATATTATGTAGTTAAGCGATAAAACAGTGAAAAGGCGTATATGCTTAGTGATATATAATTATAAACCTTGTTGGATTTATCCCAGGGCAAACCGGAAGGCACTAACACTGCGGCGGTATAATTGGCCGCCAAGCATAAAACATTCCGGTTTTGGCTTTATACATGAAAAGATTAAACAACCTATTTATTTCATTGCTGGCAATTCCTTTAATTATTATTGCCGCGATATTATTGACGCCACTATTTATTATTATCCGGCTTTTCGACAAGGCGAACCATGACAGAAAAAGAACTTGACGACATAGCGCAAGATCAAGAGACAATGGGCTGGAATGATATTGTTGTATTCAGGATAAAGGAAAAGCCGCAAGTGTATATTGATAATGATGGTAAGCTAATTAACCTTTGTCCGCCGTGCTATACTTATTTACAATGATCAAAGACAAGGGCAGACTTGAGAAAATGGCTCTAAAAGCATTTTAACGTGGTTATTTATCATCCAATTAACACAAAACAGGTTAAAAAGCACAAAACAAGCTACAAGATATTAAACACTATTAACCCAAGACAAAGGCATTAAGCCGCTTTAAAGCATAAGAGAGCTAAACACACAAAAAGGGCTAAAATGCTAAAAGATACGAAGAGCGATGGCAAGCAAGAAATGATAAGGAAAAGCGGTGGAGTGGGTTTGCCAGTTAATGTAAAGACTATTTGCAACTGTGGCGTAATTGACACACTAGGTCAGAATGAACTGTGGCTTTTTTGACACAGTAACGAATAGCGCAAAGCGGATACTTTTTATTGGCTGGAAGCACAAGAGGGATGCGCTTTAGTGTCTGATGAGGCCGGAAGTTGGGCTGTTGCCATGTTTGGGATGCAAAACGTCCCTGTTGATTTTCCGAGCGATATCGAGGCGCGTTATCTAATCGAGAAGCAGGACTGGCAAAGCTCTATTCGCAAGGCCATTGACTACGCCATCAAACAGGCAGAATAAGACATGACGCCTGACGAGTTCGGCATTATAAAGGGAGCTTTCTGCCGCGTGAATAGGCATATACCGTCCGAGGGGTATTCAGCCTCATACGGTGCGCAAGGGATTTAAGGGCTCTTGGCTATGGATTTCCGAAAAAGAGGGCTTAAAATGGCGTTTAAATTGATTTGTGATAGGGGTACGGGGGGGAGTCGTGATAGGGGTAGCAATCACTTGAGGGGTCGAATAGGACTTCACTCCGAGATTTTCGGGTAATTTAGGAGAATTCAAAAATGCTTAAGGTAGTTTATTTCAGTACAGGGCTGTGGTTAGCTGGTGGATATGAGAAGAGGAATGGTGTTGGGGTTATCAAAACGCCGAGGTATTATCATGTAATGGGTGAGAAGCACGGATTTATGTCACTGCCGGGGAATCCGAAGAGTGTTATTTTGAGTGAATACGGATTTATTTATGATTTAGAGCAGGGCAGTGAGTTGTGGAATTTGTATTTTGAGAGATTGCGTGCGGAGCGTGCGTATATGGAAGATTTATTGAGGGCTAAGGATGAGGGAGAAGATTCGGGAGTATCTGATGAATCAGGGGTTCGGGCTGTTTCTGGAGGGGTGCAAGTTGAACCCGCAGCATAGGAGAGATTATGCCGAAGGGAACGAAGGTGGAAAGTCTTTATCGTCGCCTGCTCAAAGAGGGATATTCCAAAGAGTCGGCGGCGAGGATAGCTCAGGGAAGAACTGGTATGTCGTTGAAGACGGGAAAAAAGCCTAAGGGTGGAAGATAAGAAAAGGCCACGCGGCAGGCCGAGTGAGCCGCTGATTGACGATGTTAAGCTTATGCAGTTGCGCCGTGAGAAGATGTCACGGCAGAAGTGTGCTGATTATTTTGGCGTAAGTCTTTCTTCGATTAAGGTTGCTGAAAAGCGGATAGTCAAGAAACTGACCAATTCTCCGATGGTCGTAGATCAGGATGTAAAGTCGGGAATTGACGCTTTGACGCAGTTGGTGCTGATTAACAAGAAAATGCTGCACCAGTTGGAACGAAGTGAGAAACTGATAAACCGTGAGGAACTTAAATCGGCTGATTGCGACAAGGCTTATGCTGAGGCTAAAGATGGGGGTTTTGAAGCACAGGCGGTTTTAGATAAAATATGGACGAATAACCTGAAGTCAGCATTAGCAATACAAACCAATGTTGTAAATATTTCAGGTGAGATTCGTAAGCAGATTGAACTCCAGATGAAAATTATGGAGACGCTCTTTAACATACAGATGCAGCAGGAATTTCAGGCGGAAGTTATAGAGGTTCTAAAGACAGCCGATGAGATTGTTGCACAGACGCTTATAGAGAAGCTGAAGGAACGGAAAGCGTTGAGGGGACTGGTTAAGATTTAATGGTGACAAAGGCGGAAGTAAGGGACAGACTATTCAGTGATTTATTGACCGCCATTAACCAACAGGTTATTTCAGCGGAAACCGCGCCACCGGAATTCAGTGACTGGCTTATCAAGGAAAATGTTATACTTGATGGCAAACCGTTTTCATTTAAGGGGCACGAATACCTGATAGAGCCTTACAAAGACATGCACCCATTTCAGGTGGAGATTAAAGCCACACAGTTAGGGTTAACGTCTAAGGCTTTATTAAGAGTTCTTTACGGATGCAGATACGGCAATTACAGGGGTATTGCCTATTTGTTTCCTTCGAGAACTGATGTAACCGACTTATCCAGAACAAGGCTTACTCCGCTTATCGAGGACAATCCGGGGAATATCGGGCAGTGGATAAGAGATACCGACTCCGCGAATGTCAAAAAGATATGGAATAGTTTTCTGTATCTAAGAGGCATGAAAAGCCGGGTTGGTCTAAAGTCTGTGCCGATTGATTTTGAAGTGTTTGACGAACTTGACGAAGCGCCGCCAAATTCGGTTGATATGGCTCTTGAAAGAATGGCGCACTCCGAACAGGGACATTTGCTTTTTCTTTCAAACCCGACAACGCCGGATTACGGAATAGATAGGCTATTCCAAACCACAGACCAGCAGTATTGGTTATTGAAATGTCCGGCGTGTAACGAATACACTAATTTAGTGGACACTTTTCCAGAGTGCCTGCAAACGGTGAGGGGAAGAACTTACAGGGCTTGCATGAAATGCGGTCAGGAACTTGACCCGGCGAAAGGTGAGTGGGTTGCGAAATATCCGCATATCACTGAAAAAAGAGGGAGGCAATACTCACAGTTATTCTCTCAATATAAGATAAATTCGCCTGAGAATATACTACACCGGTTCAGGACGACAAATAACCTGACTGACTTTTATAACCTGAAGATAGGTGTTGCGTACGTTGATGCGCATTTCAGGTTGTCGTTACAGCAGGTGTATGATTGCTGCACAAGCGGTGGAATGGAAAGTTCTTCAGAGAAGGGCTGCTACATGGGAGTTGACCAAGGAAACAACCTTCATGTGGTTATCGGAAGACGGCACGAGAAGAGGCGTGGAGAGATAATTTACGTTGATGTTCTGAAGGGGAATAACCAACAGGACGCAAAAGACGATAGCGGTTGGAGGCAGCTTGACGAACTTATGAATCGGTTTCACGTTTTGAGATGCGTTGTTGATGCCATGCCGAACACAAAAGCCGCTAGGAACTTTTCAGAGAGATTTCCCGGTAGAGTTTTTCTTTGCTACTACAACGAACATCAGAAGGGAAACTATCGCTGGAATGAAAAGGAAATGATTGTTCACGCAAACAGAACAGAGTCTCTTGATTCTTCGCATAGGGAGATTGCGGAACAGTTAGTTTATCTTCCGAGGCAGTCAGACATGATACAGAAGTTTGCTTTTCACCTGCATAATGTTGCAAAGAAGCTGATTGAAGACGATGATACCGGAAGCCAAAGATATGTTTATTTGAAATTGGGCGAAGACCACTTTAGACACGCTTTTAACTATGAGGCTATGGCAAGACAGGATTCACCGGAACTTATTTTTTCGGAGCTATTGTGAAAATCATAGCCGGAATGTCATGGCCTGAAGACGGGTATCCTGCTTTTCTTTGTGTGGTTAAAACAGGGATTAAAAAGAACGATGAGAAGTTTAAAAACCCTGAAGAGATTATCAGAATCACAGAAGAGTTTGAAGAAGTAACCGTAAGCAAGTTGTTCGAGAAGTTAAGGGGGATAATAGGGCTTACACATATTTATACAAAGTATGGGAAAAAGTATATTTCGTATATTAACGAATTTCGCAGATGGAAATACTCGAATAACAGCAACATACTTTTACATACTTCGAGCGTGTCTTCTTTTGAAGCGGGAATACTGACGATTAAAGACATGGTAACTGACGGTAGGTTAATGTTTTGCGACAACTCAAAAGTAAAAAATCAATTACAGATTTTTTCTAAATTGAGTTTAGATAATGAGAGTGAGTTCTATGCGGTTTCAGCTTTAACGAACTGCATAGGTATTTTTAAAAAACGGGATTCGGTTGTAACAAGCCAATCCCAAAACCCTAAAGCATGGCACTAATAAGTACACTATGTTTTAGAATCTTCGTGGATACATAAGCCCACAAGGAGGAAAAATGTCAAAGAACTACAAGAGCATTGAAAAGGAAGAAGCTGCTGCCAATGAACTTTGGCGCAAGACTTACGAACCTGAAGCGGCTGAAGATGAAACTGAAAAGGAAGAATTTAAGGCTGCTGAAGTGCAAGAACCTGCTCCATCTGAAGTAATCAAAGACGGAATACAGGAAAAAGAGGTTACTCCCGAACCGGAGAAAGAACCAGAAGTTCCAAAAAAGGTAGAGGCAGAACCTGAAAAAGATTACAAACAAATGTACAAAACCCTAGAGGGCAAGTACAGGGCTGAAGTGCCGGAACTCCATAAAAAAGTAAAGCATTGGAAAGACAATGCGATACAGCTTTCGGATAAGATTTCGGAACTTGAAAAGAAGATTAGCGACATTGAATCTTCATCCAGCCGTTCAGAAATTAAAGGTGATTTGGATGCTCTGGAAGCAGAATATCCCGATATTGGCAAGACTATCCGCAAGATTGAGGAAAGACATGCCAGCGAGTTAGCCGCACGTGATACGTATTGGCAGACTCAGTTAAACAAATCTCTTGCACCAATGCAAGCCGATTTGAACATGGCGAGAGAATCACGCTTTGATGCTGATATGGTTAGATTTGGAGTTCCAAATTGGCGCGAAATAAATATAGACCCGGAGTTTATTGATTACTTAAATGCTCCAACGCCTTACGGCAGAAAAACAAAATTAGAACTTTTGCAGGAAGCGGGAAGTGCGCTTGATGCTGAAGTTGCCTCAAAGTTTTTCTTGGAATACATGAATACAAAAACTCCTGCGGGGAAGCCCGTTGATGGACAGGAAAAGTTAAAAAAATATGTCGCTCCGCCTAAAGCAGAAACAGGTGCTAATTCAAAAGGCGGTAGCGGAAAACCAGAATTAACGATTGCAATGTATGAGAAATTCTATAAAGAAACATCTAAACCCGGAAGATATAACCCGAAAAACTGGTTCGGCAAAACAGAAGCTGAAATGGAAGCTATGCTGGAAGCTGCGCTTGTTAAGGGCGAACTTAAACGGTAATTTTATAGACCGACTCTGTTGCATTGTTAATTCTCTAAAAAAAATTAAACAAGGAGAATATATATAATGAGTGTTAACAGAGTTGTTGGTCATCCAGATTATAGCTCCGCTGGTAGTTCTAAGTTTATTAGTGAAATTTGGTCTGCGAAAATGCAGAAGAAATTTTACAATGCTTGTAACCTCACGGCTATAAGTAACACTGATTACCAAAATGAGATTAAAAATCAGGGTGATACAGTTATTATCAGAGGTATTCCCGATATTTCTATCGGTGATTACAAGAAGGGTATGACTCTTGAAATTCAGCATCCAGAACAGGCTGCTGTTACTATGCTTATTGACAAAGGTAAGTATTTTAACATCTATGTTGATGATGTTGATTCAGTCCAGAGTGATATTGATTTACTAAACAAATTTACAGATGCGGCTGGTAGAGATAACGCTATTGCCGTTGAAACTGATGTTCTTGCGACCATGCCCGCTGGTGCGCATGCGAGCAACTATGGTGCGAATGCCGGAGCTATTTCGGCTGGTTTTAACCTTGGTGCTTCCGGTTCGCCTATTCAGATTACTGCGGCTAATGTCCTTGATTACATCGTGGATTGCGGCACGGTTCTGGGTGAGAACAAAGTGCAGGACGAAGATTGCTGGATGCTCGTTCCCGAATGGATGGCCGGACTTATTCAGAAATCCGACCTTCAGGACGCTTCACTTTCCGGCGATTCCAAGTCCGTGTTAAGAAGTAATCTGCTCGGCAAGATTGGCAGATTCAATATATTAAAATCTAACCTTTTACCTACTGTTGCGGCTACGACCGATGCTTCAGGGTTCAAATGTTACTATGTAATGTTTGGACACAAGGACGCTACCAGTTTTGCCAACCAGTATATTAAGGTTCAGAAACTGACTTCCGAATTGACATTCGCACAGATTGTGCGTGGTCTTAATGTCTATGGAAGCAAAGTAGTCAAT